TTATATACGAATAATGGTTTTACTTAACAAATAATGGAGGTTATTAATGGCTGAAGATTCAAAACTCGCAGAGAAATTCTCTCAAGAAAACTTAGAAACAGTTAAATTTGGTGAAGATGAAATGAAAAAGGTTAAAGATTTTCAACAAACTTATATTGACGCACAAAATGCAATTGGTTCTTTATCTTTAACACGAATACGATTAGAACAACAATTAACTGGATTGACTGAAAGTATTGAAGACTGGGAAAAGAAATTTGTAGATACTCAACAAGGTGAAAGAGATTTTGTTGATGCAATTACTAAGAAGTACGGAGTAGGAAGTCTTGACCCTGGTACAGGAGTTTATACACTCGCACCACAAGTCGCTACACCAGAAAAATCTGAATAATCGAATAAAAAAACATCGTTTTGAGTTTTTAACATATATTTATATATGATTAGAAACCTATTGTTTTTGCGCAAATAATCTAAAAATAGGAGAATTAAAATGGCAGAAAAAGTAATTTCCCCCGGTGTTTTTACCAACGAAATCGATCAGTCATTCCTACCAGCCGCTATAGGCGAAATTGGTGGAGTGGTTATCGGTCCGACGGTAAAAGGACCAAACTTAATTCCAACTGTTGTAACATCGTTTTCTGAATTTGAACAAAGATTCGGAACGACTTTCAAAAGTGGAAGTAATTATTACACATATTTAACATCGCTAACTGCTCAAAACTATCTAAAACATTCTGGTAAACTTACTGTTGTTAGAATTTTAGATGGTTCTGGAGTCGCACCTTCTGAAGCAACACTACTTGATAGTGGTTCAGACGGAAACTCACTTAAACTATATACATTAGGTCATGGTGAGATTTTAAATAACACTGGTTCAATAAGTACGAACAATGTGTTAGACTCTGGTTCAAGAGATAATATTAGATGGGAAGTACCGAGTGTAAATGAGAAAAAAGGTACTTTTAATTTATTGATTAGAGCAGGTAATGATACACAAAAGAGAAAACAAGTATTAGAAACTTGGAATAATGTAACTTTAGATCCTAATTCTAACAACTATATTGGAAAAATGGTTGGTGATCAGGTGTTTACTGTAAGAGACACAAATACAGATAGTCCTTACTTACAACCATCTGGCTCATATCCAATCAAATCCAAATATGTCAGAGTAGAAGTTGTTCAACAAACAATTAACTACCTTGATGAAAATGGTGATGTTAGGGCTCCAGCCGCATCTGAATCTTTACCAAAAGTTGGTAGTGGTTCTTATCACGGATCATTTGCTGGTGGTGCAAACGGATATGCTGGTACTTCATCAGGACCTGGTGGTGTTGGTGGAACAAACTCAGCGGCTTACAACTTCTATGAAAAAATCAGTACACAATCACAAGGATTAAATCCTGGTACAGCTGATCAAGGTTTAACTGCATATAAAGCTGCACTTAACCTTTTATCAAATCAAGATGAATATGATATTAACTTGATTATGTTACCTGGTGTTGTTTCGGCTGAACATAGTGCTGTTGTAACAAAAGCTATTGATGTTGCTGAAAATCGTGGTGATTGTTTTGTATTAATTGACCCAGTTGTTTGGGGTACAAGTAATATATCTACAGTAACTGATGTTGCTGAAGGTAGAGATACAAACTACGCTGCTATGTACTGGCCTTGGGTCCAAGTTCCTGAACCTCAATTAGGTAAAAATGTATGGGTGCCACCATCAGTTGTTATACCTGGTGTATACGCATTTAATGATAAAGTGGCTCACCCGTGGTTCGCACCTGCTGGACTGAATAGAGGTGGTATAACTACAGCTGTTCAAGCAGAAAGAAAACTAACTCACGGTAATCGTGACGACTTGTATGAGTCTAATATGAATCCAATCGCAACATTTCCTGGACAGGGAGTGTGTGTATGGGGTCAGAAAACATTACAGAAGAAAGCTTCGGCTCTCGATAGAGTAAATGTAAGACGACTAATGATTAAGGTTAAGAAGTTTATCGCTTCTTCTTCAAGATTCCTTGTATTCGAGCAAAACACTGCTGCTACAAGAAAAAGATTCTTGAATATCGCTAATCCATTCTTAGAACAAGTACAAGCTAATAGTGGTTTAACTGCGTTTAAGGTGGTTATGGATGAATCTAATAATCCACCTGACTTGGTTGACAGAAATATCCTTTATGGACAGATATTCCTACAACCAACGAGGACTGCTGAGTTTATTATTTTAGACTTTACAGTTCAACCAACAGGGGCAACATTCCCTGAATAATATCAACTATGAGAGGCCATTTAATTATGGCCTCTCATTTATATAACCTTTAAGGGAGAATTTTAATGGCGGAAAAAGTAGTTTCACCTGGTGTATTTACCAATGAAATAGATCAAAGTTTTTTACGAGCTGTTGTTGTAGGTCCAACTGTAAAAGGTCCTGCATTAATACCGACAGTAATAACAAATATGTCAGAGTTTCAACAAAAATTTGGAACAACATTTGAAACAGGAAGTACTTCTGATTTAACACAAGAGTTTACATATTTGACATCAGTTACTGCACAAAATTATTTAAAACATCAAGGAAAAATAACTGTAGTTAGAGTTTTGGGAGATGGATATTCACACGCTACGGGTGTAATATCTGCATCAGTTGACCCTCACGTAATAGGAACAGGTCCATCTGGTTCTAAGGGAGCAGCGGGTGTATTTGATTTCTCATCTGGTTCAGTTACTTTTGGTACTCTTCTTGGTGAGAATGGAAGTGAAGTTTCATTTTCAGTAGGATTTGGTGCAAGTTCTTGTGAGTTTGTATTTACAGGTTCTGCTTATAATGCTGGTGCTAATAATAGTGCTACTCAAATCTTTATTCCGTCTGGAACATTTGATTCAAGTGATTTATTTATTGATACATTTAACAATAGTTCATCACTACACGGATTACCATTTACTGCAGTAAGTGAATCTGCTACAAAAGCTACTTTAACTGCTACTGTTCCAATCGATCCAAGTACTACTCCAACATTATCAGATGCAGAAGCTGGTGGTACGAATAGGAGTGGTTCATTATTCTTTACAGGAACTGATGCTAAATTAACATTTAATCATTTTAGTGAAATCAGACCTATACACACAACTCCTAAAGTGTCATTTAGATTACATACATTGACACACGGAAATATAACATCAAATAAAGGTACAATAGGTGTTAATTCTAAATTAGTTGAAGGTACTAAAGATAATGTAAGATGGGAAATACCAAGTATTAATACAAAGAAAGGTACATTTACCCTTCTTATCAGAGCAGGTAATGATACAATTAAAAGAAAACAAGTACTTGAGACTTGGAATAATGTAACCTTAGATCCTAATGCTAACAATTATATTGGTAAGATGATAGGTGACCAAGTTTATACATTAAGAAAAGATGACAGTGGTATGGCTTATCTACAACCATCTGGTTCATATCCAATTAAGTCAAAATATGTTAGGGTAGAAGTTGTATCCGATACAGTAAATTATCTTGATGAAAATGGAGAAATCAGAGAGGGTGCGGCTTCTATGTCATTACCACATTCGAGTGGTTCTGGATATAGTGGTTCTAACGCTGGAGCATTCGATAGTGGTACAGATGGTCAAATGGATGCAAATCCTGCCGATGGTATGTATGAATTAATAAGTAATACAAATACTCAAGGATTTAATTTGGGTGACAGTACAACAAAAGCTCAATATACAGATATTTTAAATCTATTATCTAATTCTGACGAATATGATTTTAATTTATTATTATTACCTGGTATAATTGATAACTTCTCAAATCACTCAGCTGTTGTTACAAAGGCTATTGATGTATGTGAGAATAGAGGTGATGCATTTGTAGTTATCGACCCTATAGGTTGGGGTAGTAATTTATCAACTGCAAAAACTCAAGCAGAAACTCGTGATTCGAACTACTCAGCTATGTATTGGCCGTGGGTTCAAATGTTTGAAGGACAACTTGGTAAGAATGTATGGGTTCCTGCATCGGCTGCTGTAGCTGGTGTCTACGCATTTAATGACAAGGTTGCTCATCCCTGGTTCGCGCCAGCTGGTTTAAATAGAGGAACAATCACAACTGCTGTGATGGCTGAAAGAAAACTAACTCACGGAAACAGAGATGATTTATATGAATCTAATGTTAATCCAATTGCTACTTTCCCTGGACAAGGTGTTTGTATTTGGGGTCAAAAGACTAATCAGAAAAAAGCAAGTGCACTTGATAGGGTTAATGTAAGACGATTGATGATTAAAGTTAAAAAATTCATCGCTGCATCTTCTAGATTCTTAGTTTTTGAACAAAACACTGCATCTACAAGAAAGAGATTTTTAAATATTGCTAATCCTTTCTTAGAGCAGGTTCAAGCTAATAGTGGTGTGACTGCTTTTAAAGTTATTATGGATGAAAGTAATAATCCACCAGACCTTGTAGATAGAAATATTCTATATGGACAAATATTTGTTCAACCTACAAGAACTGCTGAGTTTATTATACTTGACTTCACAGTACAACCTACGGGGGCTACATTCCCTGAATAAAGGGTAGTAATACAGAATAATATAAGAAAGAGTGGTAATATATAAATATTACCACTTTTTTTTGCATTTTTGATATTTATATATGAAAATATAACAACAAGTAATGTTGTTTTTATTAAACAATAATACAAAAAGTAGGAGAAGTTAAATGGCTGAATTAATAGATGCTAATGATATAATGTTTACACCATTCGAGCCAAAGCTGCAGAATAGATATATAATGCAAATTGATGGTATTCCCGCATATTTAATTAAAACCATTTCAAGGCCAACAATTGAATTTGAAGAGGTAGAACTTAACCATATGAATGTAAAAAGGTTTGTTAAGGGTAAAGGTTCTTGGTCAACAATAGATATTACTCTATATGATCCAGTAGTACCTTCGGCCGCTCAAGCAGTAATGGAATGGGTGAGATTATCTCACGAATCAGTAACTGGTAGAGACGGATACGC